CTATTGGTTATGGGATTATCCAAACTATTCTCGTGACTATGTAGTGGTTGCCGATGTCGCTCGTGGTGACTCAACCGACTATTCAGCATTCCATGTTTTTGACATAGAAACCGTAGAACAAGTTGCGGAGTATAAAGGTAAGATTGAAACTAAACAATATGGTGCATTTTTGGCATCAGTTGCAAGTGAGTGGAATAATGCAATGTTGGTTGTTGAAAACGCAAACATTGGGTGGGCTGTAATTCAAGAAATTATTGATAGACAATATCAAAATTTATATTATTCATATAGAGAGCTGGGTTACATTGATGAAGATATTCATCTTCGTAAAGGTTGGGACTTAAAACGAAAAGATGATATGGTTCCTGGTTTTACAATGTCCTCAAGAACACGACCTTTGGTGATTTCAAAACTCGATACTTACATGAGAGAACGAACCCCAATCATTCACTCTAAGCGATTAATTGATGAGTTATTCGTATTCATATGGAATGGTAGTAGAGCAGAAGCACAGCGAGGTTATAATGATGATTTGGTGATGTCATTCTCAACGGGCTTGTGGGTTCGTGATACTGCATTGAGATTAAGACAACAAGGTATGGATTTAACGAGAACCACATTGGGTCATATTGGTAAATCCAACACGGGTGTGTATTCGGGTAGAACATTAGGTCAAGACCCTTGGAAACAAAAAGACCCATACGGAAATGACAATGATTTAACTTGGCTACTTTAAATTTGGTAGTTAAGTTTATTTTTTGTATATTTATACTTTGTAGAACTACACACTTTTAAGTAAGACACTAATATGGCAGATAAATCTCTTTTTGGTAGATTAAGAAAACTATTCAACACACAGGTTGTTGTTCGTAGGATTGGTAAGGGTCGTACTCAAGCAGTTGACACCCAACGATTACAATCCCAAGGTAACCTTCGTGGTTCATCATATTATGATAGATTTGGTAGATTACATACTACTCGTAGAAATTGGGAAACATACAACAACCAATTTAATTATCATTCAAACAAATTAGAATTATATACTGATTACGAAGCAATGGATAAGGATTCCATCATTGCTTCAGTTTTGGATATCTACTCTGATGAATGTACCTTGAAGAATGATATGGGAGATGTACTTCGTATCAAAACTCAAGATGAAAATGTAAAGAAAATCCTTCACAACTTATTTTACGATGTTCTAAACATTGAGTTCAATCTATGGGCTTGGATTCGTGGTATGAACAAGTATGGTGATTACTTCCTTCACCTTGATATCGAAGAAGGTGTTGGTATTGTAAATGTATCACCAATGTCAGCATATGAGGTAGAACGTGAAGAGGGTTTTAATCCTGAAAACCCATATGAAGTAAGATTCAAATTAGGTTCTATGGGTGCTGCTCACGGAGCAAGTGTAAACAAGAATGCAGAAGTTTTTGAGTTCTATCAAATTGCACATTTCCGTTTGATGGCAGATACAAACTTCCTACCTTATGGTCGTTCTCTTTTAGAGGGTGCAAGAAAGACTTGGAAACAATTGACTCTTATGGAAGATGCAATGATGATTCATAGAATTATGAGAGCACCAGAAAGAAGAATCTTTAAGATTGATGTGGGTAATATTCCTCCAAATGAGGTTGATAACCATATGAGAAGTATCATCGACCAAATGAAAAAAATTCCATATCTTGACCAAACCACAGGTGACTACAACCTCAAGTTTAACTTGATGAATATGTTGGATGATTACTATCTTCCAGTTCGTGGTGGTCAAAGTGGTACGGAGATTGAGTCATTAAGCGGAATGGAATTTGGTGGTATCGATGATATCGAATACTTGAGAAATAGAATGATGGCAGCACTCAAAGTTCCAAAAGCATTTATTGGATATGATGAGGCCGTTGAAGGTAAAGCAACATTAGCACAAGAAGATATCAGATTCGCACGTTCGGTTGAGAGAGTTCAAAAAATTGTTCTTTCCGAGTTGACTAAAATTGCAATTGTTCACTTATACTCACAAGGTTACGAAAACGAAGACCTTGTAAACTTTGAGTTGGAATTAACCAACCCATCTATTATTTACGAACAAGAAAAGGCATCTTTATGGTCTGAAAAAGTAAATCTTGTCAGAGATATGAAAGACCTAAAGATGGTATCTCAAGAGTGGATGTATAAAAACATTATGAATATGTCCGATGATGAATGGAAGGCTGAACAAGCTAAAGTTATTAACGACCTTAAACTTGGATTTAGACAAGCTCAAATCGAAGATGAAGGTAATGACCCAGTTAAGACCGGCCAATCATTTGGTACACCACACGACCTTGCTGCATTAAACCTACAAGATGGTGAAGAAGCGGGTGAGGAAAATCAAGGTGGTTCACCGCAAGGTGGATTCGAAGGAGCTGGTAGACCAGAAACGGCCGGAACTTATAAAACCGATGATAGTACATTTGGTAGAGACCCATTAGGTCAACAAACTGACATTAAACCAGCTGCAACATACCACAAATACAAAAACTCACCTCTTGCATATGAACAAAAAGAGGCATTGAGAGCATCTTTGAAAAAGGTAAAAGTAAAGTCACATCAAATTTTACAAGAATCTTTAGGTGAAGATGTTAAGAAAGAAAGTGGTCTTTTAGATGAATCAAATCTTCTTCAAGACACGATTTGATGAGTTTTTGTATATTTATTAATTGGAATAGTAATAGATAAGGTTTAAGATGAGTAAACTTAAACATAGTAAATTCAAGAATACGGGTATTTTATTTGAATTACTCGTAAGACAAATCGCTTCAGATACATTAGCGAACAAGGATTCTCTTGCCCTTGAAATTATTAAAAAGCATTTTAAAAGAGGAACTGAACTCAACAAGGAATTGAAATTGTATCAAGCTCTTACTAAAGAGAACTTTGATTCACAATACAAGGCCCAAGAGTATGTTAATATTATCCTACAAGATAGAGCTAACTTAAACGAATCAATTCTCCGTAGACAAAAGTATAACTTGATTAAGTCAATCAAAGAATCTTTTGTGATGGAAGACTTCTTTAAGTATCGTGTAAATAACTACCGTGAGATGGCATCTGTATTTAAATTATTTGAATATAATCAATCAACTTCTCCAAAAGAGTATGTAACTTGTAAAAATGCTATTCTTGAAACTATTACTAAAAATGATGTAGAAATCGTTACCGAGTCTACTGACAAAGAATACACATCACAACCTAAAGAGGTTCGTATGTTGGCTTACAAATTCTTGGTAGATTCATTTAATTCCAAATACACCAACCTTTCAGAAACACAAAAGAAAGTTCTCCGTACCTATATCAACAATGTTGACAATTCAGGTAAGTTGAGAGGATTTGTTGTTGCTGAAGTAAAAAGATTAAAAGCTGAATTTGCAAAAGTGGAGATTTCAGATAAGGTTGCTAAAATCAAATTAACTGAAACTGTAAACCTTATTGATAATATTACTAATTCCAAAGTTATCAACGAAAACCAAATTCTTTCACTTTTGAGATATCATGAACTTTTACAAGAGTTAAGGAGAGTTTCAAATGTCTAAATTTTTGTTAGAACAATTGGAAGCAAAGTTTGAAGAGCTGGAAGACAAAGACACTCTTCAAGATGAAGAATTAGAAGAGGCCAATGTAACCGGTAATATGGATGGGGGTGCTGGCCCACCTAAAACCCCACACGCTTTTGCGAAAAGTGAAGAAGATTTAGATGATGAACATATTGAAGTTTTAGGTTACAAAAAAGCCAAGAAGACCAAAATGAATACGGAGTCAAAGAGTATGAAGAAATTAGAAGACAAACTTGAAAAACTAATTGAAGCAACTTATCGTGATTATAAAAACGATGACTCTATGAAATCACACCAAAAGGTTAACAACTCAATTAAAGAAATCAATAGATTGATGTATGAGGTCGAGAAGATTGTTAATCAGAACACAAAGTTGAAAAACGAAACAGGTGTACACAATGGTCAGTATTGGAAATCCACACAAAAGAGATTTGGAAAGATTTCTGAAAGAATGTTAAAAGTTGCTCATAAACTAAAAGAATTGAGTGCGTAATATGTCGTGTGGTTGTAATAAAAATAAATTGAATGAAGAACTTGAGGTTCAAGACCTTGAGGAAATCCGTTTGATGATTCGTAGAGAATTAGCACGGGTCTTCTTTGATTTATATAGAAAGAAAAAGGTTTGGGAGAACTAATGAAACAACTTCTTGTAGATACAATGATATTTGATGTAACACCTACAATGTTACAAGAGGCTCAAGAAAAGCATGGTCGTTTCTTGGTTAATGGTGTATTGCAAAGAGCAAACGCTAAAAACCAAAATGGTAGAGTATACCCAAGAAATATTCTTGAAAGAGAAGTTGAAAAGTATAAGGGTCGTGAAATTAAAGAGAATCGTGCTTACGGAGAACTCGACCATCCTGAATCTGCCGTTGTAGAATTAAAGAACACATCACATATCATTCGTGATGTATCTTGGAAGGGTGATGATGTAGTAGGTACAGTTGAAATTCTCAACACACCTACGGGTAACATTCTTAAAGAACTCATTAAAGCAGGTTGTACTGTTGGTATCTCATCAAGAGGTATGGGTTCAGTAAAACAAATCGGTGAAGATACTGTTGCAGTTGAAAACGACTTTGATTTGATTTGTTGGGATTTTGTATCTAATCCATCAACTCATGGTGCATTTATGTCTCCAAAAAACGAAGGTGTAATCAATGAGTCGGTTACCATTAAAAAGAATACTTATAAATACAAGAAAGCTAACAACCTTATGAGAGAAATCATTTGTGAAGTTGGTGGCTATTGTGAATGTGATTTTGGAGTAAAATAATGAAATTGAAAAGCTTACTTAAAGAATCTCAACATTTAGATTATAAAAGAATGAATGTTGGTGAAGAGGAAGAAAAGGGAATGACTAACGAAGAAAAACGTGCATTCCTCGAAGCCGTATCTCAATACAAAAGATTTGGTGAATCAATCTATCGTACAGGAAACTTGGCTGAAGTATACGAATCAATTAAAGGTATCGTAGAGACTGCACAAAAGGTAACTCTTGAAGAAACAGGCGATTGGTTTGATAAGGTGACTGTTAATAGACATATGAAGTCTATGAATGAGTCATTCAAAGTATTCTCAAATACCATCAAAGAAGTAAATGTTCTACAACAAAGACTTGAGTCTTGTTACGATGAGATGGGTGAAGTTCTTGGTAAATACTACGAAATCAAAGAAGCTGAAGAAAAAGAAGCTGATATGGAAGAGGGTAACGAGTTTGGTGCCGCAAGAGCAAAAGCAATCGCTGCCGGTGATAGTGAATTTGAAGTTGATGGTAAAAAATACAAGGTAACTTCAGTTGATGCTGAAGACAAAGAAAACGCAAAAGACTTCGCTAAAGAATCAGTAAACGAAGGTAAACACGATGCTATATTAGACAAACTTGCTGACATCGTAAAAGGTGCTAAATCTTTTATGGATATTGGTACTGAATTGAAAAAGAATGGTATTAAGTATTCTTTTTCTACATCAATGATACCGATATACAGACTTGATAAATTACCAATCGCAATAGTAAATAAAAAATACACAAAACCAAATAAAGCTGCTGGAGATAGAGTAGTTGGTGATACGGTGATTGGTTTAATGGAATCAATTCAAGAATCAATCAACGAATCAAAGTATACAGTTGTTAACCCAAAGACTGGTAATGTAATGGGTCAAGGTATGAAAGACCAGGCCGCAAAACTTGCTAAGAAAATGGGTGGTGAGAAAATGGGATACTTTGTAATTCCAGTTAAAAATGCTTTGAAAGCAAGAAGAGCTTTGGAAAAATTTAATTTTGATGTTAAAAATTCAAAACTAAAAGACATTATGTCTGACTTGTACTTTGAAGAAGTAGAAGGTAACAAATCAATGAAACTTACTTCTATGTTAAATGAATCATTTGGGTTTGGCGACCTACCATCATCTAAATTAATTAAGATGAAAAAATCCTTGAAGGAAATTGAAACCGAAGAAGTGGTAAGTGAAGGTTATTCTACTGAAGAGAAAAGAATCGTTTTGATGGCAGTTAAGAAGATTATGAAGTATATGAATGTTGATATGAAAACTGCAATGAATTATGTACTTGGGGCCGGTCAAGAATTAGAAAGAGATATTGAAAAGGGTAAGGTAAAGTAATGGATAAGATGCAAATTTTACAAAACTTTTCAGTTGATGTTTCAAAGGTAATCAAACAACACATCAAAGACATCAAAAAACTTGACCCAAAAACTCAAAGAGAATTGGGAAATTTGATTGGAGATTTTAAAGAAGGTTTAGATAACTTATCTTAATTAAATTTAACTCTATATTTATAAACGGATGTTACTTTGAGTGATGTCCGTTTTATTTTGTAAAAAGTTATATAAATGGCAGAACAAAAAGTTAGAAAAGAACGAGAGGAACTATTCCTCCATGGTCACGCAAATGGAGTGAGGGTTATCAATGGTAATGTTGAAGCCGCACTTCGTAAATGGAAACGTATGATGAAAGATAGTGGTATCATTGATTACGTTAAACACAATCGTGAATACACAAAACCAACTACGGCTCGTAGAAAAAAGCGTAATGACGCTATCAGAGCTGAGTGGGTACGAAGAAGAAGAGAAGACTATTAATAGTAAACACTCTATCGTTTCGGAAAATAGTCCCATATTTATTAGAAAAAATATCACTCCCTAATGAGTGATTATCATTATTGAAATTTATATTCTATTAAGATTCCCAATAATCTTATTATCCAAAAGTTTAATTTAGGAGATAACAAATGAAATCAGATTTGTTAAAAGAAGCAATCGCTGATGCCAAGGCCGTAAAGGAAACTGCATTAGCAAACGCTAAGATGGCTCTCGAAGAGGCATTTACTCCAAAACTTCAATCTATGCTTTCTCACAAACTCGCTGAAGAGTTAGAAGATGAAGAAGAAGTAGAAGATGAAATGGAAGATTCAATGGCTACAGAAATGGAAACCGAAGAAGAATTGGACATGGCATCTGAAGAAGAGGTTGAAGAAGAGTTAGATTCTGATGATGAAGAAGAGGTATCTGATATCGCTTCTGATGAAATCGAGTCTCACGAAGAGGAAATGCATTCTGAAGAAGAGGGTTCTGAAGAAGAGGGTTCTGAAGAAGAGGGTTCTGAAGAAGAAGCCGACATGGAAGAGATGATGGATGAAGAGGAAGATGAAATGACCGAAGAGGAAGATGAGTTGGACTTGGAATCAGTAATCGCTGAATTGGAAGCTGCTTTGGGCGATGAAGAGGTATCTGACGAAGAAGATGCTGAAGAAGTATCTGAAGAAGAAGACCTTGAAGAAGAACTTGATTCATCTGACATTGAAAATGATGATGAGTTGACTGAAGAAGAAGATGAAGAATTGTCTTTGGAAGAAATCATCTCTACATTGAAAGAAATGGCTGATGAAGAAGAAGTTTCTGAAGAAGAGGAAACTGTTGAAGAAGGTTGGAACGAAGAAAAAGAAACCGAGTTGGAAGAAGCTTACAATGTTATTACATCATTGAAGAACACTATCAACGAAGTAAATCTTTTGAACGCTAAACTTCTTTACACTAACAAGTTGTTCAGAACTTTTGATTTGAACGAGAACCAAAAGATGAAAGTTATCGAGAACTTCGATAGAGCCGCATCTTTAAGAGAAGTAAAATTGGTATTCGCTACATTGGGTGAGAACTTGAATGTTGCTAAAAAACCTAAAACAGTTGTTAAAGAATCACTTGCATCTAAACCTATGAAGTCAAGCGCACCGCGGAAATCAATCATTTCTGAAGGTAACGTAGTAGCTGATAGATTTAAGAAGCTTGCTGGTTTGATTAAATAATTTTAAACCTAAAGAAAAGGATTAATAAGATGAACACAAATTCATTATTAAACGAATCTGCTGGTTTCAACAAGAAAATGTCTGAAGAGGCCAAAGGCCTTGTAGGTAAGTGGGAAAAAACAGGTCTTTTGGAAGGTATCACTACCGACTTCGAAAGAGCTGGAATCGCTACATTGTTGGAAAACCAAGCAAAGCAATTAGTATCTGAAGCGTCAAGCACAGGTACTTCTGCAAACTCTGAAGAGTGGGCTGGTGTCGCTCTTCCATTGGTACGAAGAATTTTCAGCGAAATCGCTGCTAAAGAATTCGTTTCAGTACAACCTATGAACCTTCCTTCTGGTCTTGTATTCTACTTGGATTTCAAGTATGGTACTGCTCAGCCAGGATTTGAAACAGGTGCTGGTAAAGACTCACAAACTGACTCTGTATTCGGTATCACCGAAACTGCTGATGCTGCTTCTGAAGGTCTTTATGGTGCTGGTCGTTTCGGTTACACTATCAACGATACTGAATCTGCTACTCAAGGATTGGCTGCTGCAGCTGCTGCAAACAAATACTTGACTGGTTCATTGTCTATCGGTGATATCAACTACGATTCAGCTTTCTCTGCGTCTACTTGGGCTACTCATGGTACTGACTTGGTAACTGTTGCAGTTCCAACAGCATCTTTGACTGGCTTTGATGCTGAAGGTGTACGTGCATTCTCACTTGAAGGTATTGATGAGTATTACGCTGCATTCACCAAATTGTCTGGTGCTAATGTAGTATTCGTTGCTCGTGATACTGCATTTGGTGATGTAACTGTTAAGTACCAAAAGCAACCAACTGATATCACTCGTGGTGATTTCGAACAAACTACTGCTGGTTTCGCTGCAGTCCCTGAAACTGATTTAGGTATTCCTGAATTGAACGTAGAGCTTCGCTCTGTGCCAATCGTTGCTAAGACTCGTAAGTTGAAAGCACAATGGACTCCTGAATTTGCTCAAGATTTGAACGCATACCACTCAATCGATGCTGAAGCTGAATTGACTTCAATGTTGTCTGAATACATCTCACAAGAAATCGACCTCGAAATCTTGGATATGTTGGTAGAAAACGCATTGACTACTGGTTACTGGTCAGCTCGTATTGGTTACTCTTGGAATGGTAGTGGTTTCACTTCTTCTGGCTTGAATGCTGCTGTTGAGAGATACACTCAACAACAATGGTTCCAGACTCTTGGTACTCAATTACAAAGAGTTTCTAACCAAATTCACACCAAAACAATGAGAGGTGGCGCTAACTTTATGGTTGTTTCTCCAGATGTAGCTACTGTTCTTGAGTCTATCCCAGGATTTGCTGCTAATGGAACTGGTAACGAAATGCAATTCGCAATGGGTGTATCTCAAGTAGGTTCATTCGCTAATCGCTACCAAGTTTACAAGAACCCATATATGCAAGAAAACCTTATCTTGTTGGGCTTCAAAGGTTCACAATTCTTGGAAAGTGGTGCTGTTTACGCTCCATACATTCCATTAATCATGACTCCGTTGGTGTACGACCCGAAAAACTTCCAACCAAGAAAAGGTGTAATGACACGTTACGCCAAGCAAATGGTTCGTGGTGAGTTCTACGGTAAAGTATACGTTCACGGTTTGGAAATTTTCTCTTAATCGAGAGATTGACAAATTCTTTTTAAGAGAGGGGCTTCGGCCCCTCTTTTTTATTGGCATCTATCATATTTATACTAAAGTCCGTTACATAACATAAAGGAATGATATATGCCTGAAAACGTGGAGAAGAGAGTACCAAAGGGGGACATTAGGTTCACACTTTCATTATCAGAAGAACAAAAGTTAGCGAAATCACAAATACTTTATCATCCATTCAATTTTATATTAGGAAAGGCCGGTAGTGGTAAGACCTTAATGGCAGTTCAAATTGCATTGGATTTGTTCTTTAAAAGAGAAGTAAATAAAATCGTTATAACACGACCAACAGTTTCAAATGAAGATAACGGATTCTTACCGGGGTCATTGGAAGAAAAAATGGAACCCTGGTTAGTTCCAATTCGCTCCAATATGAGAAAGGTTTATAACAAACCTGAAGTTTTGGAAAAGATGGAAAAGACTGAAGATATTGAATTGGTATCTTTAACTCACTTTAGAGGAAGAACTTTTGATAATTGTATAGTTATAGTAGATGAGTTTCAAAACTTGACCAAACAACAACTTGGAATGGTCTTGGGTAGATTGGGAAAAAACTCTCGAATGATACTTTGTGGAGATGGTCAGCAAATTGATTTAAAATTCAATAATGATTCAGCAGTTCACGATGTACCAAAGTTAAAAGATTCTCAATATGTATATACAACGACCCTAAAAGATAACCACAGACATGAGTCTTTGGATGAAGTGTTACGATTATTGTATTCATATTAAGTAGTTCCGTTAATTTTCCCACTATTTATTAAGTGAGGGAAAGTATTTTAATTATCGGAGAAATATATGCCATTTGACTATACCGGCTCATTTAGTGGTTCATTTACTGGTGATATTACATCAACTAATGGTGTTATTTCATCTTCGGCTCAGGTTGTTTCAAATCTACCAAGTGGTGTAGTATCTGCATCCAGTCAAATAGATTATAGAACTATACAAAACAAACCGGCCACTATTTCTGCATTCCAGAAAAACTCTATTGTAGCTAATAATAACTTTAGAGAAAATATATATCCTAATGATTCGGCATCATTTGATAGTAGAATTAATGGTGTTGGGACTGATATAACTGCACTTGATGCCAGAATTGATGCCCTATCAGTAGGTAGTGGTTCGGCAGATTGGGCAACGATTACAAATATCCCAAGTGGTTTAGTTAGTGGTTCTTCACAAATTACCAATGTAGTAACCGATACATACATTTCAGCATCAGCTGCTGCAAGTGGATTTGGTCAAGGTGGCAGTTCTACTGATATATCAGCGTTAAACACTTTTACTGGGTCAATCCAAAGTGAAGTTGACTCCTTAACTGCTGCTACAAGTTCTTATTTAACATCACTTCCAAGTGGTTTAGTTAGTGGGTCTTCCCAAATTACGGATGTAATTACCGATTCATATATCTCATCATCTGCTGCAGCAAGTGGATTTGGTACTGGTGGTGGTACATCTGATTTTACACAATTAACTAATGTCCCAAGTGGATTGGTTAGTGGTTCTACTCAAATTACCGATGTAGTAACCGACTCATATATTTCAGCATCAGCTGCAGCAAGTGGATTTGGCCAAGGTGGTGGTGAAACTTACACGGCTGGTAATGGCATTTCTATTATATCAAATCTAATTTCTATTGATACATCATCAACACACTTTAGGTTAGGTGTGTCTGGTGCAGCTGCATCTTATGGGTTTGGTGGTGGAGGTGGTGGTTCATTTGGTGACCCACCTACATTCGACCAAGATGGTTTACAAGTAAATGAGTTTGTTACAAGTGGCTCTACAATTGCTACACTAACTGTAACTGATGTTACTCCTGGTGATACTGCTACTTTTGAAATTCAATCATCATATACTGATGACTTCTTTAAAATTTCAAGTGGTGGTGTGGTTACTGCAAATACATTAGTAACCTCCTCTATGAATACTACTGCTGGTAGTGGTTCTAATGACGCACATCCATTCTTGGTAAAAGTAACCGATGGTCAAAATAATGTTGTTGAAGAAACAATTTACATTTATGTAAGACCAAACTCAGCACCTGTATTTAGACAAACTTCAGTAGGTGGTAGTATCATTACATCATTTACTGCTAGTGCAAACGAAAACTCTACAAACGGGTCAACTCTTGGTACAATTTACTTTACTGATGTAAACAGCGATACAATCACAATAGGAACTGGCTCAATTCCATCGGAATTGTCGGTAACAATTAACGCAACAAATGTTGTGATTACTCAAAATACTGCGTCATTTGATTACGAAACCATAACAGCATATAATTTGACAATTACGGCAAGTGATGAACATTATCAAAGTGGTGATGATGATGATTCTATTTCATACATACCTGTATTGATTAATATTGTTGATAACGACCCGCCAATTGTTAATAATCAAACGCTAACTGCTATTAATGAAAATTCATCAAATGGTACTGTTGTGGATAGTGTTGTTGCTACCGATGCGGAATCTGATACAATTACTTGGGGTAACTTTACTTTATTAAGTGCATATATGGATGGGGTTGGTACAAATGTAACATCTTCTTTGGGCGGAACATCATTATATGACCCACACCCAAACCCATTCCAAATTGATTCATCAAATGGGCAAGTAACTCGTAAGACAGGTATGTACTTAAATTCGGATGTAGCCAATAGATACCAATATAGAGTTACAGTTACTGATATCTTCAACACCGATACTGGTTCTGGTGTGATTACAATTCCTATTACGGATGATGCCGCATCAAGTATTGGTACTGATGGAAATACTTACTACATACTTGAATCAGCAGTTCAGGGGGATAATCTTACTTATTCTGCAAATGGGTATACTGTATCAAATGTAACAGTAAGTTCAGTAGCAGAACAAATGTGGGAAGTTAATACTATACCAAGTGGATATGTTAGATTTACAAATGGGTTAAATCATCAAACTGGGTCAAGTGCGACTCTTGAGGTAGATACTCATATTAGTGGTAACTTATTCTTTGCAGATGGTGATACAGTTCAGGTTCAAATCACTGCATCCGAACGGTTCTTTGAAACTACAAAACAATATAGAGACCATACTTTAACAATTACGGACAATCAACCATATTCAATCGTATTTAGTGATACAAGTGCAAACTTAAACACGAATGGTGCAAGACCAAGTAATACATTGACTACTATAACATTCACCGAACCTCAAAGTGGTATTGGTGATACGGTTGAACACGATGCATTTGTCTTTACTGACCCAAGTGGTCAATTAACTGCGTCAAGAAGTAGTGATACTTATTATGTTCAACCACTTTCAAACTTGAGTGGGTCTACTACATACGACTTTACTGCAAGTATCGCAGATAGCTATGGTAATATCACCACCGACTCACACTCAATTGTAATTGCACAAGCACCAACCGGTACTTTGTCCGAAAATGGTACATTCTATGTAATCGAATCGGCAACAAATGGTGATAATATTGTATTGGGAACAAATGGTAGAACTGGAACTCAAGGTGACTTGGGAGTTTCTTACTCACCACAATACAATTCAGCAGCAGTTACATCATTCAC